ACCATGATCTTACCTTGGGCATTCAGTTCATCATTACTGATCAATGCAAACATAAAGTCTGCGGTAGCTGGTAGACCAAATGACTCAGACGTATCCTCCAGACCAAGATCATCATTACTGAAACCAGATCTAGTAGTCTGTGTAGCAGATACGATTGGTACATTGAACTCTACTGCAAGTCCACGCAACTCTTCTGCAATACTCTTGATATAAGAATAAGAGTTGATTGAACCACCCATGCCTTTCATTCTAGATGATGCACAAATATTTAGATAATCAATAAACACGATATCTGGTACAAAGTTCTTCTTGAGTTTCAACTCATTCAACAATGCACGGAAATGATTCGCATGTGCCTGACCAGTAGGATATTCCTTGATAATCAGTTTACCGTTGGTCTTCTCAGAGATTGCCTTGACACGATCAGTGAACATAGGTTTAGATAAGTTTTCTAACTGATCAATTGCCACGTCCATCAAGTTTGCATCAATACGTTCTGCGATTCTTTCTTCTGCCATCTCCATAGTAATGTACAATGCATTCTTACCAGCAGATAGAGCAGCTCCTGCTACGTGACACATGTACAATGATTTACCAACACCAGTACCAGCGAGGGCAATGTTCAGTGTCTTGTTAGGTAATCCACCTTTGGTGATCGCATTGAAATACTCTAGGTCAAACGGTAGACGTTCTTCTTGTTCATGATAGAACGCAAAACGTTCCTCAACATTTTCTAAGTAATCGTGACCTACGTTGGTATCAAACGAAACACCCAGTGCCTTACTCAGAACATCGGGAATCGCATTCTTGTATAACTCTTCAAGTTTACCGTCAATGATGGTAATCGATTCCATCACGGCATTATAGACGGCACGATCCTGACACCACTTCTCAGTAGTATCGATCAACCAGTCTAGGTTCTCATCCTTCTTATCAAATATGTTAGGTAGGATTTCCATGGCGTGACGATATACTTCATCGTTCAATCTATCGCCTTGATCTACCTCAATCTTGAATGCTTCCATTGTAGGAAGTTTGTTGTACTTTGCAATGAACAAAGTCAACTCTTTGAATAGTCCCTTATATACTCCTTCGAAGTAATCGGGTTCGAGAAAGGCCGCAACCTTTCTCATATACTGATCGTTAGTCAGTAGATTCCGTAGAATCGTTTGTTCTAAATTTATCTCCATAAGTATCATCCATCTCAGCAGTAGTTAATGTACCTTGAGCATATGACCGCTCTAAAATATCCTCAAGGATGTCAGCTGCGTGTTCCTGTAACGGAACAAATGTGGTACTGAGTTCTGGATCTGGTGAAGATATAATTCTGAAGTTGAACTTCAAACATTTTTCTGCACCGTCAAAACTTACATTACCATAACGAATAACTGACTCTACGAAATCACCAGTAAGGATACGTACATCCCATGCCTGTTCGTTGTCAGCGTTAGCGGGGACTAACTCATAGTCAATCCCCTCACTAATTTTATCAATGTCTATATCACGCATCGCCTTCGACCATTATATCAAATTCTACATCAGAAGGCAATCCTATTTTGTAACTTCTCTTCAAAAAGTCTTTGAAGTCAGTAGTCGCAAAGATTGGTTCCCAGAACTCACGTTCCAGTGTTTCTTTCTGACGATACTTCTTCTCTTCACCAGCACGTTGATACCAACCATTACTTGGTTTGACAACATACTCACCAGCCAATGCAACGTCCAGTAGTCCAGAGTATTTCTCTACACCACCTTCCCACGATACACTGATCGGAATCTTGGATTGTTCTTTTACGTAACGTGACTTATCAACCTTGATCACAAAATCATAACCAGTCACTTCAGTACCAGTCTTGTTCTGTCTACGTCCGATAATCCAGATGTTGTCTGCACTGTAGTAAATACCAGTACCACCAGACACCACGTCTTTAGGGAACAGACCAATCTCTTTGTACGTATGGTTGATCGCAATCATTGGGATCTTCTTCATATTGAGATACGGTGTAGTCATACGGAACAAAGATTTGAATGCCTTCGCACGTGACATATCCGCCACTGATTTCTCGTTGATCGCATCTTCCAGTTCTTTCTTAGATGCAAGGTTACCGACTGAATCGATTACCACAATAACATCATCGGTAGCATCAATGTTTTCTAACTGGTTGATTAGATCGAACTTCAACTCTTCTACATCCTTGATCGGACAATGTAGAACACGGTTAGTGTCGATACCAAACTGTTCGAAGTATGATTGCGGTGAACCAAAC